AGAAAGAACAAATTGGCGACTGAATGTACGACCAGCAATACCTTTTGCAATGTATTCGCGTTCGTCTTTCTCTACCTTTTTGCCAGTAACTCTAAGAGAGTTCTTTTCAGTTGTGATGTCAATCTCATCTCTTTTATATCCAGCAACAGCCAATTCCACACTGTATGTGTAATCACCAGTTTTGATGATATTCACTGGAGGAAATGCAGTTTGCGTTGCTGTAAGTAGATGAGCCGCATTATCAAGAGCGGCGAACGCATTTTCAAACCCAAGTGCGGTTGGAAGAAGGCGATCGAGTCCGTATGCGGATGTGAGTGTAGTGATATTAGTCATTTTGTAACTCCTTTAATAAGCAAGTTTATAGTTATGGACCCCAAATGGGCATCCAACTCTATTTATACTAGATGAGTGGTGCCTGTTGAGCCAAAACCACCAGATCTTTCGGAGTGTTTTGTTGGTACGCTATCAACCATGGTAAAATGTATTTGTTCATTGCAAACAACTTCTGCTTGAGCAATTCGATCACCCTTCTTGATTGTTTGCGAGACTTCAGAGATATTTGTAAGAAGAACAAATACTTCTTCCTGATAGTCCACGTCAACGATGCCTTGTGAGTTTGCAAGAATTAAACCTCGCTTGAGCGACAATCCAGATCTTGCATGTAGGCGAATGCTATAGTTGCGGAGTGGTGGGAGTTCACGCAGAATGTCAGAATACTTCTCAATCGTAATATTGTGATCAATTCTAAAGATCAATCCAGTTGGAATCAAAAGTCGATCTCCTGGGAATATTGAGATCTCATTTAGATCATTCAAATGTCTTGCAATTGGTTCGTTAAACTTGTTGTAACCTTTGACTATTTTTTCTTCGCCTGTTGGCTGAAAAGAAAGATCAAAACAGTTTGAGAGAGATGTACCATAAGACGGCAATTCAATATCATTACGAAGTTTGTGTACACTTAGAACAAGCACAAATTATACCTCTTTCTTTTTCTTACCGATTGTATACTTCGATACAAGTTGCCAACCATTCTTATCTTTAAATGGAAGAATCTTAATTTGAGAAAGCGGAGCAATATTGTCTTTTGTTTTTGAAGGATCAACAAGTTTTACCAATCCCCACTCTGCCATTAGATTTGCAATGGTATTGCGGCGTGCGAGATCATTTTCAGAAATGTCTGAAGGTTTACCATCCAATTCAAAGAGTTCTTTGAAGTGAACAATGTAATACTTCCCTTGCTTATGTAGAATGTGGCAGGACTGATAAAGAATGTTATCTTTCTTTGCTGCGACACCGATGCGCGTGAGTGTTTCGCGAACTTTAAGGAAGTCGTCTTGTTTTTCTAATGTGACTTCTACTAATTTATCGACCATTTCAATCACCCTTATACAATAGTTTTTTCATGTTGGTGATTTGGTCATCAGAAAGGATCTTCAATGCTTCCTCTGCTTTCGCATCGGAGTATCCATAATATTCCTTAACAACGCTCAAATCACTGCTAGAAGCCTTTTTGTGCCATTTTGAGAATGGACGCTTGGAGGCTCTTACAATATTTAGGAGAAAATCATATTTGAGTTTGTTATCAAGGTTCGTAAATCGATTCATTTCGTTCGCCCAAAGAACTGTGTCTCGATGATAGGAGAGCGCACGATTGACCATAAACGACGAATATGACTTTTCGTCCTGCTCGGTCAATAGAGCATATTCTTTTGTCTGTAGGATAGACGGAACAATTTCTTTAAATAGGTCAGCCATTATTGCACAAAAAATCTTTCTAGATGTTCTTCTTTAAACTTATTAAATGCTACGTCAGATTCAATATCTTTCAATGAACCAGAAGCTGATGTATTTGCTTTTTTGACATAAATGTTATTATTTCTGGTACAGCAACGCTGAAGGTTATGAGCATGATTGTTTGTTGGATCATCATCTATATGATCAATAACAATTCCACTTTGAATATATTCCCGTGATTCGCTAGATAATTTTTTCCAGATCTTCTTTAAACATATTGGCATATCATATGGTAAGTTGTCATCAAATGGAAGCCACACTTCTGCAACAACAACATGAACTGCCAGTGTAACTAGTTCGTTAGGATTTCGTTTTGATCCTTTTGTATGCTCTCTATATGAGTAATCATTAAAGAAGTTTTTTGGGACGGAAACATCAAAAATCACACCACTAATTCTTTTTGATCCATCAGCATTCGTAGCCATTCGGTTTCTTACAGTGATAAACTTGAATGCTTTTCTTTTATCCTTTATGCTGATGATTTTACCAGATTTACTCACAAAATAATCTGGTATGATTTTTTTTCGATATACTATTGGCTTATACTCATCTTCACCAATGAAGATTGATTCAGCAGTTTCTGATATCTTTTTCCTACTCATTGAAATTTGCACTCTACCATCATTTCAGTTAGACATGCAGTCAGATTCAACTCTTGGTCAGCAACAAATGCAGCCTGATACTGATACTTGGCGAGAATTAAAACAGCATTTGGAATTGTCGACTTATCAAGAATGTCATAGAGATTATCATAAATCTTACGATAGATTCGAACTGGATCATCACCACCGAAATCCGCGACCCATTTACGCATTGAACTGAAGTTTTGCTCTTTAAGAGCAGATACGAGATCGTTCAGCGAGACATCAGCAATTGTAGAAAGGATCCCAGAATCAATCTTACCGCTGACAGAATATCTCTGGAGTTCATTTAGAACTCTACGATAATCTGGAAAGTGCTTCTTGACAACTTCTACCAGTACTGCCTTATCATAAGGAATCTTTTCTGCAGCCAGAATCTCTGCTGCGCGCTTCATAAAGGAGACTGCCATCTTCGGCTTGTCGTCTTTGCGCAGTTTGAATTCAATCACGGCGCAACGAGAATGAAGTGGCTCAATGATCCGATTCTTGTAATTACAAGTCATGATGAAAGTGCAGTTATGAGCAAACTCTTCCATCGCAGCACGCATGGCTGGCTGAGTTGAGTTTGGATTCAGATAATCTGCTTCATCGATAATAATGACTTTCTTACCACCAGTCATTGAGACTGCGCTTGCATAGTTTTTAATCTTGATTCGGAATGTGTCAATACCTGACTCATCCGATCCGTTGATCATTAGATAATCACAACCGATCTCATCACACAGTGCTCGAGCGACTGTAGTTTTGCCAGTACCTGGACCACCACAGAGTAACAAATGTGGAATCTCCTTTCGATCCACATAGGACTGAAAAGTAGATTTATATTCGTCGGGGAGGATACAGTCAGCAATCTTATGCGGTCGATATTTTTCAACCCACAATGCTTCGTTCATAATAAAAATTCCTCAGTTATTCAGTCAATATTTTACGCCATTTACCATTTGTCATCAAGTAAAATTCACCATCTGGTCCAACAGTCATACTTACTTGCACATTTTTGCGAGTACCTGGAACATATTCCCGACCAAAAGTATATTGATTTGGTTTTGGTGGGACGATCTCGCCGTATTCTGCTCCAAGTGTGAGTTTACCATTGAAGCCAGCAGATTGAATCTGCTTTATACATTCTGCCTTTTTAGAATCTGGTAAAAGTGCTGCGGCAGCAACTACACCACCGCCAACCACACCACCAGCAAGACCAAGGTACTTAAAGAAATTACGTCTTGTCGCCATACTTACGCATCCATAATACATGAGCCAAAATTAACAAATTCATTCCAGCAATACCGTATACATCAGGAACCCAGTGCACGACTGCATTCACTAGTGTAAAGATAGAAACTGCTAGGAGAGTAAGGATAATTGCCAATTCAACTTTCATTGAGTTCATAATAACCTCAGAGAGAAGATGGGGTGGGGAAGGTGAACTCCCACGGCGAGCAGTCTGGCGGAGTGTGCCGTCAACTAGAAATTGCACCCCAATAGACTTATTTAGCCACGTTTTCGTAGATAGTCTGGAAGTCTGCCTGCTCAGCAACTTCTTCCTCATAATTACGCTTGTGATAAGTCTTTGCCAGTTTACGACCCAACTTCTTTGGAATCTCGCACTCGTCCTGCATCTTCTGAAGAATCTCTTTAATTAGATCTCGTTCGGCTTCAATGCGTGTAAGTGAGTTTGAGATTTCTTGGAGACATCCCAAGATCTTTGCTTTATCAATAGCCATAATTATTCCTCACCAAATGTGGAGTTTGCCGCTTCAATGGCAATATAATATGTGATAGGAATGGTCGTGTGCTTGAATTGAGCCAGACCCTTCTTTGCAATCGCAACATCGTACGATCCATCAATCAACTTGAAGTTTTCCACTTTCATTACAACACGAAACTTCTTGTTATCAACTGCAGTTCCAATCTCAATCTTAGACTGGTCTGAAGAATCATCCTTCACATCAGTTGCAAGGAATGTGACTGTAGAACCATCGCTCTCAAACACAAAGTTTGGTGAACCAGAAATTCCAGCAGACTTCTTCATCCAATCAAGATCTTCTTGAGAGAGACTGAATGTGCAATCAGCATCACCGAGTGCAATCGCTTTCTCTGGTGGCACAATGATTGTTTTTGGAGAGCAATACTTGATGTAATCAGAACGCTTCTTGTTTTCAGTGCTGATATTAATCTTATCATC